GTTGCCGTCGGGGTTGCCCGGTACTTTGGCAATATGGCCTCCGGAGCGATGTCTGCCACGGCAGGACTTGTGACGGCTGCACGTAATGAAGTTGCACTGGCGGAAGCACAGTTCAGGGGAACGCAGATTGCCACGGCGCGGGCAAGAGCAGCCGTGTACCGTGCTCAGCAGGCCGTGGCGGCAGCCCGCGGGACGGAGATGCAGATTGCTGCAGAAGCCCGTCTGGCGGCCACACAGGAACGCCTGAACAGAAATATTGCTGCCAGAAGCGCCGCCCAGAATGCGCTGAACAGTACAACGGCGGTGGGCTCACGTCTGATGAGCGGTGCGCTGGGGCTGGTTGGTGGCGTACCCGGACTGGTGATGCTGGGGGCTGCAGCATGGTACACGCTGTACCAGAATCAGGAGCAGGCCAGGGAGTCTGCGCGCCAGTATGCACTGACGATAGATGAAATCGCGCATAAAACGCCGTCAATGTCTTTGCCTGAAGCCTCAGATAATGAAGGACGAACACGGGCGGCGCTGACAGAGCAGAACCGGCTGATTGATGAACAGGCCAGTCGGGTGAAATCCCTGCAGGAAAAAATCGCAGGATATCAGTATGTTCTGGCGAACCCGGGCTGGACGACCGGTGACGGATTCATGATAAACCATCTGACCTCGGTGAAGACCGTAACGGAAGGGCTTGCTCAGGCAACAGAGCAGCTTGCCGTTGAGCAGTCCCGTCTGGCACAGATGCAGGAAAAAGCGCAGTCCATTCAGGATGTGCTTGCCGGGCTGGAAGACCGTCGTGTGGCGTTAATTCGTCAGCAGGCGGCAGAGCAGAATAAGGTGTACCAGTCCATGCTGGTTATGAACGGTCAGCATACGGAATTCAACCGTCTGCTGGGGCTGGGTAATGAACTGCTTCAGCAGCGGCAGGGACTGGTGAATGTGCCGTTACGGCTGCCACAGGCCACTCTGGATGATAAACAGCAGAGTGCCCTGACAAAAACAGAGCGTGAGCTGGCCCTGTCCAGACTGAAAGGGGAAGAAAAAGAGCGTGCCCGGCTGGGGTATGCGGCGGATGACCTTGGTTTTGTGGGGGATTCGTATCAGGAGGCGAGACAGCGTTATATCAGTAATGCTCTGGAAGCCTGGCGTAATAACGAGGCGAACAAACCTAAATCCCGGGGTGGAAAATCAGAGACGGAAAAAGCGGAAGACAGTTTTTCCCGGCTGCTGAAGCAGCAGAAGGCGCAACTGGCACTGGCCGGTCAGAATACAGAGCTGGCGAAGCTGAAGTACCAGACTGCGCAGGGCGAACTGAAAACCCTGACGGAGATACAGAAGCAGGAGCTGCTGCGCAATGCGGCCCTGATTGACCAGCAAAAAATCCGGGAACAGTTGCGATCCCGGGAAGAGACACTGAAGAATGAGAATGCGGCTGCGCGTGCGTCGAATGATGCTGAACTGCTGGGGTACGGGCAGGGGGAGCGAGCCAGAGAACGCATGCGGGAGTTGCAGCAGATCCGCGACAGCTTCCGCCAGAAGGATGCGGACCTTCAGTCTCAGTATCAGACCGGGGATATCAGTGAGGATTTTTACAGACAGGCTCTGGCACAGAACGCGCAGTATCTGAGTGAACGCCTTAAAGACCAGGAAACTTTTTATGCCGAATCGGATGCGCAGCGTGCGGACTGGCAGAAAGGGCTGCAGGAGGGATTCAGTAACTGGGTGGATAATGCGTCCGATTACGCCTCACAGGCAGCACAGCTTGCGACGGAGGGTATCTCAGGGATGGTGAATAACATCACGGAGATGCTGAACGGAAACAAAGTGGAATGGCGCAGCTGGGCCTCATCCGTACTGCAGGAAATATCAAAAGTTCTTATGAATGCGGCCATTGTCAACGGAATTAAGACGGCGGCAAACGGTATGTCCGGTGCGGGAGGATTTCTCGGCAGCATTGGTGACTGGCTGGGCGGAGCGGTGGCCAATGCAAAAGGCGGCGTGTATACCTCGGCAAACCTGAGTGCGTACAGCAACAGTATTGTGGATACGCCCACGTACTTTGCCTTTGCAAAAGGGGCCGGGCTGATGGGGGAGGCCGGACCTGAAGCCATTATGCCCCTGACCCGGGCGGCGGATGGCTCGCTGGGTGTGCGCGCGGTGGGCAGTATGAACGGCAGTGCGGGTCTGGTGTATTCCCCGGTCTACCATATCGCCATTCAGAATGACGGGACTAATGGCCAGATAGGGCCGGAAGCGGCGGGCAGCCTTGTGCAGCTGATTGACCAGCGGGTGCAGGCGGTGATGCTGTCCATGCGACGTGACGGAGGAATGCTGAGTGGCTGAGATAAAAACGCTGCATCTGGTCCCGCGTGAAGGGATGCAGGTGAGTGAGAAGCCGTCGGTGGTGAGGGTGCGGTTTGGTGACGGTTATGAACAGCGCCGCCCCACAGGGCTGAATCCTCAACTGAAGACGTTTCAGGCGGTGTTCCGGGTGACGGATGAGTCAACCCGGCGCTGGCTGGAAGAGTTTTTATCGTGGCATGGTGGTTACCGTGCCTTTTTGTGGCGACCGCCGAAACATAACCGGACGGTGAGGGTGGTGTGCCGGGAGTGGAGCGTCACGGATAACGCCCGGTACAGTGATTTCAGTTGTACGATTGAGCAGGTGGTGAACTGATGCAGGACATTCATGAAGAAAGTCTGAACGAGTCGGTTAAATCAGAGCAGTCACCGCGGGTGGTACTCTGGGAAATCGACCTGACGGTGCAGGGTGGTGAGCGGTATTTTTTCTGTAATGAGCTGAATGAAAAAGGGGAGGCGGTCACCTGGCAGGGGCGGCAATATCAGGCATACCCGATTGACGGCAGCGGTTTTGAGATGAACGGGAAGGGCAGCAGTGCCCGCCCGTCACTGACGGTGTCCAATCTGTTTGGCCTTGTCACCGGGATGGCGGAGGACCTGCAGAGTCTGGTGGGGGCCACGGTGGTCCGCCGCCGGGTGTATGCCCGTTTTCTGGATGCGGTGAATTTCGTTGCGGGCAATCCGGAGGCGGACCCGGAGCAGGAGCTGAGTGACCGCTGGGTGGTGGAGCAGATGTCGCAGCTGACAGCCATGACGGCCTCGTTTGTGCTGGCTACACCGACCGAGACGGATGGGGCGCTGTTTCCCGGTCGCATCATGCTGGCGAACACCTGTATGTGGGATTACCGGGGAGATGAATGCGGGTATAACGGTCCTGCGGTGGCGGATGAGTTCGACAACCCCACCACGGATATCCGTAAGGACAGATGCAGCAAGTGCATGCGCGGGTGTGAGATGCGCGGCATGGTGGCTAATTTTGGCGGTTTCCTTTCCATTAATAAACTTTCGCAGTAATGGATTATGCCCACCGTCAGGTGGGTTTTTTATTTAGTAGTTCTCTCAACTTTTCGTTCTGCTCTCTGAACTTTTCCTGTATTTCTTTTTGCATGGCGATAACCTGGGCTTGAAGTTGAACTAGCGCATCAACATTTAGCGGAACCGAGACGCTGTTAATTTTATCTGCTATTTCCCCGAGTGTATTTTCTGCATTCAAGGCATCTTCCAGTATCTGAACAATCTCTGAGTTCATAGAGCGCCCGTTTCGTTTGGCTCGTTCAGCTATAGCATCTCGCATTCCGTCAGGAAAACGGAGGTTGAACTTGTCGTAGTCTTTTACTTGTTTTTCGGCCATTGCAAATCTCTCAAAAAAAATCATGGTGCCATATTGCCATACGATTTCAATAGTGGCATTATGGCCTTCATGGCGTCACTTTGGCACCAAATAAAGGAGATTAGATAATGCAAGATACACTTTTCACTGAGCGCAAAAATATCAAACTCAACCTTCGCCTTCCATCACGGCTGAATGAAGACCTTCGCCGCCTGGCGGAAATGGACTGTATATCTCTGAACTCTGCAATTGTTCGTTTGCTGGCAAAAGGTGTTAGGGAAGAGGTGGCGAATGGTCGCTAAAAACAGCGAAGCCTCAATGGCTGCAACCATTGAGGCTTCTAAATTACCAGTTAACCACGAGAAAACTGATATGACTAGTTTAGCAATTGCAGATCGCACAATCAATGTTCCATTCCACGGAACAAATCTCTTTTTGGTTGGAATTAACAATGAGCCTTATGTTCCTATGAAGCCTGTTGTTGAAGGTATGGGGATGGTTTGGGCTGCTCAATTTGTTAAGTTAAAACAGAGGTTTGTCAAGGGTATTTCGGAAATCGAAATACCTTCTGCTGGCGGTAAACAGTTAATGACATGTCTTGCCTTTCGTAAATTTGCGGCTTGGCTTTCAAGCATTCAACCAAACAAAGTCCGCCCTGAAATCCGCGACAAGGTAATCCAGTATCAGGAAGAGTGTGACGATGTGCTCTACGAGTACTGGACTAAAGGCCATGTGATTAACCCGCGCAAAGCTAAAAAGGCATTGCCGGGGAAAATCACCACTGAACAGCAGGAAGCCATTAAACAACTCGTCATGAGTCGCGGTCAGTCTCTGCCAAAAGAAAAACAGGCGAAGGCGATGATCACCATGTGGTCGTCACTGAAATCTCATTTTGGGTGTTCATACAAAGAAATCAGCGAGGAGCAGTTTACCGAAGCTCTGTCCTTGCTGCTCGCGTTCCGCTTGAAGGAGAGTTAATCGGCAAACAAGAGAAGAGCACCAACGAGCTTTCCGCAAAAGAAGCAAACAGCCTTGTATGGCTATGGGATTATGCCAACCGCTCACAGGCATTATTCCGCGAATTGTATCCAGCGCTAAAGCAAATTCAATCGAACTATTCCGGCAGATGTTACAACTACGGTCATGAGTTCTCGTATGTTATTGGAATGGCGAGAGACGTTTTAATCAATCACACACGAGATGTTGATATTAATGAGCCAGACGGACCAACGAATCTTTCCGCATGGGTAAGGCTTAAGAACAAAGAATTACCTCCTTCACTACATCACTACTAACAGATTGCCAACGAAATGACCCAGCTTCGGCTGGGTTTTTTATCAGGAGTTCTCATGCTCTATAGCAATATATTGGCGCACGCCCGGCGATGTGCGCCAGCGGAGTCGTGCGGCTTCGTGGTGAGAACGCCGGAGGGGGAGCGGTATATCCCTTGTGTGAATATCTCTGCAGAGCCGGAGGCGTATTTTCGTATTGCACCGGAAGACTGGCTGCGGGCAGAGATGCAGGGGGAGATTGTGGCACTGGTCCACAGTCATCCCGGTGGTCTGCCCTGGCTGAGCGAGGCCGACCGGCGGCTGCAGATAAAAAGTGCACTGTCCTGGTGGCTGGTCTGCCGGGGGGACATTCATAAATTCCGCTGTGTGCCACATCTGACAGGACGGCGCTTTGAGCACGGGGTGACGGACTGTTACACGCTGTTCCGGGATGCATACCATCTGGCGGGAATTGATATGCCGGATTTTGAGCGTGAGGATGACTGGTGGCGTAACGGTCAGAACCTTTACCTGGACAATATGGCGGTCACCGGCTTTTACCGGGTGCCCCTGTCCTCTGCACAGGCGGGCGATATCCTGCTGTGCTGCTTTGGCGCATCGGTGGCCAATCATGCCGCCATTTACTGCGGCAACGGTGAACTGCTTCACCATCTGCCTGAACAACTGAGTAAACGGGAGAGGTATTCTGAAAAATGGCAACGACGAACGCATTCTGTCTGGCGTCACCGCCACTGGCACGCATCTGCCTTCACGGGGATTTGCAACGATTTGGCCGCCGCCTCAGCCTGTACGTGAACACGGCAGCGGAAGCCATCCGTGCCCTGTCGCTGCAGATGCCGGGATTCCGCCGTCAGATGAACGAAGGCTGGTACCAGATACGTATTCGCGGTGAGGACACGGCACCGGAGGCGGTGTACGCCCGTCTTCACGAACAGCTGGGTGAGGGAACGGTCATCCACATTGTGCCGCGACTGGCCGGGGCCGGAAAGGGTGGACTGCAGATTGTGCTGGGGGCGGCAGCCATCGTGGGCTCTTTCTTCACTGCCGGGGCATCGATGGCGTTATGGGGTTCAGCCCTGGCAGCCGGTGGTTTTTCTGCCACCACGATGCTGTTTTCACTGGGTGCCAGCATGATACTGGGTGGTGTGGCACAGATGCTGGCCCCGAAGCCAAAAACACCGGAATACAGGGCAACGGATAACGGTAAACAGAACACGTACTTTTCGTCGCTGGATAACATGATTGCCCAGGGGAACCCGATGCCGGTGCCTTACGGTGAAATGCTGGTTGGCTCACGGCGAATCTCCCAGGACATCAGTACCCGTGATGAAGGCGGTGACGGGAAGGTGGTGGTTATCGGGCGGCAGGGGTAAAGCATAAAAAAATCCCGCAGTGTATGGAGGCTGCGGGAACAGAAAATGAAGATTAACCACAGGGAGTTTTGTTTTTATTGGCCCGAAAAAACTGTAACGCCCGGGAATGATATCTGCCACGGGGGCGTACAGAAAATGTGAAGAAATTCAGAAATTTTATTCCGTCATGACACAGGCACCCTCCGGGATGCCTGTTGTTTTTGTGCGTAACAGTTATCACAGTAAAGGGTGAGACAATGGGCAAAGGTGGTGGCAAGGCGCACACGCCGGTTGAGGCAAAGGACAATCTTAAGTCCACGCAGATGATGAGCGTGATTGATGCGATTGGTGAAGGGCCGATTGAAGGTCCGGTGAAGGGGCTGCAGAGTATTCTGGTGAACAAAACCCCGCTGACGGACACGGACGGTAATCCCGTGATACACGGTGTGACTGCGGTCTGGCGTGCCGGGGAGCAGGAGCAGACACCACCGGAAGGCTTTGAGTCCTCCGGAGCTGAAACCGGACTGGGCGTGGAAGTGACGAAGGCAAAACCGGTGACGCGCACCATTACGTCCGCGAACATTGACCGCCTGCGGGTTACCTTCGGGGTGCAGTCACTGGTGGAGACCACCTCAAAGGGTGACCGTAACCCGGCATCCGTCCGCCTGCTGATTCAGTTACAGCGTAACGGTAACTGGGTGACAGAAAAGGATGTCACCATTAACGGCAAGACCACCTCGCAGTTCCTGGCGTCGGTGATTCTGGATAATCTGCCGCCCCGGCCCTTTAACATCCGGATGGTCAGGGAGACGGCGGACAGCACCACGGACCAGCTGCAGAATAAGACGCTGTGGTCGTCATACACCGAAATCATCGATGTGAAACAGTGCTACCCGAACACGGCCATTGTGGGGCTGCAGGTGGATGCGGAGCAGTTCGGCGGCCAGCAGATGACGGTGAACTACCATATCCGCGGTCGCATCATCCAGGTGCCGTCAAACTACGACCCGGAAAAACGCACTTACAGCGGTATCTGGGACGGCAGTCTGAAACCGGCATACAGCAACAACCCGGCCTGGTGTCTGTGGGACATGCTGACCCACCCGCGCTACGGGATGGGGAAACGCCTGGGGACCGCGGACGTGGACAAATGGGCGCTGTATGCCATCGGGCAGTACTGTGACCAGCGTGTCCCGGACGGCTTCGGAGGGACAGAGCCGCGGATGACCTTTAATGCGTACCTGTCACAGCAGCGTAAGGCGTGGGATGTGCTCAGTGATTTCTGCTCGGCGATGCGCTGTATGCCGGTATGGAACGGCCAGACGCTGACGTTCGTTCAGGACCGCCCGTCGGATGTGGTGTGGCCGTACACCAACTGCGATGTGGTGGTGGATGATAACGGCGTGGGGTTTCGCTACAGCTTCAGCGCCCTGAAGGACCGCCACACGGCGGTGGAGGTGAATTACACCGACCCGCAGAACGGCTGGCAGACCTCCACGGAACTGGTGGAAGACCCGGAAGCCATACTGCGCTACGGGCGCAACCTGCTGAAGATGGATGCGTTCGGCTGCACCAGTCGCGGTCAGGCCCACCGTGCCGGGCTGTGGGTGATAAAGACCGGACTGCTGGAAACGCAGACGGTGGATTTCACGCTCGGGTCACAGGGGCTGCGTCACACACCCGGTGACATTATTGAAATCTGTGATAACGACTATGCCGGGACCATGACCGGCGGACGTGTCCTGTCCATTGATGCCGCCAGCCGCACCCTGACACTGGACCGTGAGGTGACCCTGCCGGAGACAGGTGCCGCCACGGTGAACCTGATTAACGGCAGCGGTAAGCCGGTGAGTGTGGACATCACCGCACACCCCGCGCCGGACCGGATACAGGTCAGTACCCTGCCGGATGGCGTGGAGACATACGGTGTGTGGGGACTCTCCCTGCCGTCACTGCGTCGTCGCCTGTTCCGCTGTGTTTCCATCCGGGAAAACACGGACGGTACCTTTGCCATCACGGCGGTGCAGCACGTACCGGAAAAGGAAGCCATCGTGGATAACGGGGCCAGCTTTGAGCCGCAGTCAGGCACCCTGAACAGCGTCATCCCTCCGGCAGTGCAGCACCTGACGGTGGAGGTGAGCGCAGCTGACGGTCAGTATCTGGCACAGGCGAAATGGGACACGCCGAAGGTGGTGAAGGGCGTGAGCTTTATGCTTCGCCTGACCGTGGCCGCGGATGACGGCAGTGAGCGGCTGGTCAGCACGGCCCGGACGACGGAAACCACATACCGCTTCACGCAACTGGCGCCGGGGAGCTACAGGCTGACAGTCCGGGCGGTAAATGCGTGGGGGCAGCAGGGCGATCCGGCGTCGGTATCGTTCCGGATTGCCGCACCGGCAGCGCCGTCACAGATTGAGCTGACACCGGGCTATTTTCAGATAACGGCGGTCCCGAAACTGGCTGTATATGACCCGACGGTACAGTTTGAATTCTGGTTTTCGGAGGCAAAAATCGCAGACACATCTCAGGTGGAAACCTCTGCCCGTTATCTGGGGACCGGCAGTCAGTGGAGTGTATCCGGCCCGCACATTAAGCCCGGGAAGGATTTCTGGTTTTACGTGCGCAGCGTCAACCTGGTGGGGAAATCTGCGTTTGTGGAAGTCAGCGGGCAGCCCAGCAATGATGGTGAAGGGTATCTGGAATTTTTCCGGGAAAAAATAGGAAAACTGCATCTGGCTCAGGGGTTGTGGGAACTGATAGATAACAGCCAGCTTGCAGATGAGATGGCGGAGATGAAGACCAGCATCACGGAAACCCGCAATGAAATCACACAGACGGTCAACAAAACACTGGAGAACCAGAGCGCCACCATACAGCAGATACAGCGCGTGCAGAAGGACACAAATGATGACCTGGCTGCGCTGTACATGCTGAAGGTTCAAAAAACGAAAGACGGCATTCCCTATGTGGCCGGGATTGGTGCAGGGATTGAGGATACTGATGGCCAGCCACTGAGCAACATACTGCTGCTGGCTGACCGTATCGCGATGATAAATCCGGAGAGCGGCAACAGCACGCCGTTATTTGTGGCGCAGGGGAATCAGCTGTTCATGAACGACGTGTTCCTGAAACGACTGTTTGCGGTGAGTATCACGTCATCCGGCAACCCCCCGACGTTTTCCCTGACGCCGGACGGGCGACTGACGGCGAAAAATGCGGATATCAGTGGCAGTGTGAATGCGAACTCAGGGACGCTCAACAACGTCACGATTAATGAGAACTGTCAGATTAAGGGGAAACTGTCAGCCAACCAGATTGAAGGCGATATTGTCAAAACGGTCAGCAAGTCTTTCCCCCGCACGAGCACTTATGCCAGTGGCACCATCACGGTAAGAATCAGTGATGATCAGAAGTTTGACCGGCAGGTCATGATACCGCCAGTGTTATTCCGCGGTGGTAAGCATGAGAATTTCAACAGTAATAACCAACAGTCATACTGGTATTCAACCTGCCGGTTAAGAGTGACCCGCAATGGTCAGGAGATTTTTAATCAGTCCACGACGGATGCTCAGGGCGTATTTTCTTCAGTTATAGATATGCCTGCCGGACAGGGGACGCTGACACTGACATTCACCGTATCTTCATCAGGAGCGAATAACTGGACACCAACAACCAGTATCAGCGATCTGCTGGTTGTGGTGATGAAAAAATCCACAGCAGGTATCAGTATCAGCTGAATTTTATAACCCATAACGGGCGTCAGAAATGACGCCTTTTTTATTGCAGAAAAGCGAGAGGTAATTATGCGTAAACTTTATGCCGCCATTTTGTCCGCAGCCATTTGTCTGGCCGTATCCGGTGCGCCTGCATGGGCGTCTGAACATCAGTCCACGCTGAGCGCGGGGTATCTTCATGTCTCGACGAACGTTCCCGGCAGCGATGAACTGAACGGGATTAACGTGAAATACCGTTATGAGTTTACGGACACACTGGGGATGGTGACGTCGTTCAGCTATGCAGGAGACAGGAATCGCCAGCTGACCCATTACAGCGATACCCGCTGGCATGAAGATTCCGTTCGTAACCGCTGGTTCAGCGTAATGGCGGGGCCGTCTGTGCGCGTGAATGAATGGTTCAGCGCGTATGCGATGGCGGGTGTGGCTTACAGCCGTGTGTCGACTTTCTCCGGGGATTATCTCCGCGTAACTGACAACAAGGGGAAAACGCACGACGTGCTGACCGGAAGTGATGACGGTCGCCACAGCAACACGTCTCTGGCGTGGGGAGCTGGCGTGCAGTTTAACCCGACCGAATCCGTGGCCATTGATATTGCTTATGAAGGCTCCGGCAGTGGCGACTGGCGCACTGACGGTTTCATCGTGGGTGTCGGTTATAAGTTCTGATTAGCCAGGTAACACAGTGTTATGACAGCCCGCCGGTTCAGGCGGGCTTTTTTGTGGGGTGAATATGGCAGTAAAGATTTCAGGTGTACTGAAAGACGGCACAGGAAAACCGGTAGAGAACTGCACCATTCAACTGAAAGCCAGACGGAGCAGCAGCACGGTGGTGGTGAACACGGTGGCCTCTGAAAATCCGGATGAAGCCGGTCGTTACAGCATGGACGTTGAGTACGGTCAGTACAGCGTCATTCTGTTGGTGGAGGGATTCCCGCCGTCACATGCCGGGACCATCACCGTGTATGAAGATTCTCAACCCGGTACGCTGAATGATTTTCTCGGTGCCATGTCGGAGGATGACGTCCGGCCGGAGGCACTGCGCCGTTTTGAACTGATGGTGGAAGAGGTGGCGCGTCACGCTGAGGAGGCGAAGAAGAATGCCGGAGAGGCGGAGACGTCAGCGAGGAATGCCGGCATATCAGCCAGTCAGGCAGAAGAGAGCGCTGCAAATGCTGACACTTCAGCAGGGGAGGCATCGGAGTCAGCCCGGCAGGCGGCAGAAAGTGCAGCCTCAGCAAAGCAGTCAGAGGATGCGTCCTCGTCCTCGGCTTCTGCGGCCGCTCAAAAAGCCAGTGAGTCATCACAAAGTGCAGCAGATGCTGAGTTGTCAAAAAAGACGGCAGAAAGTGCAGCCGGTAATGCAGCCAGGGATGCAACGACCGCAACAGAAAAAGCCCGGGAGTCAGCAGAAAGCGCACAGTCAGCGGAACAAAGCAGGATAGCGGCGGAAGAGGCCGTAAACCGAATCCCCACCGGTGGTGGGACCTCCCGGGCCAAAGGGGGGAACAGGGGGCCCGCGGGTCCGTCAGGGGCCGAAGGGTGATAAGGGAGAGCGCGGTGACACCGGCCCTGTCGGGGCAACCGGCGAACGGGGACCGGCAGGTGATGCTGGTCCGGCAGGCCCGCAGGGGCCGAAAGGTGACAGGGGAGAGCGGGGAGAGACCGGTCTGACGGGAAATGCAGGTCCACAGGGTCCAAAGGGAGATAC